AGCAGGTGATTGCATAATCTCTTTACCCATCTGCGCTCTAGAAATCATTACACATACTTCTTCTTTTGAGATTTAGGAGGACTTTTTTTGCTGCCACCAGATCCCGCCCAAAAAAACTTGTCCGCCCAATAAGCCGGGCTACTTTTTCCTTTCGCTATATTTTTTGCGTGTCTGCTTTTAAATGCTTTACGAGCTTCAGCAGAATAGTTGTGACCCATCTTCTGGTCACCAAACCTAATAATCTTGACTTTGTCCCCAACTTTAGTGGCAACAACGCCCTTCTTTGTGGGATGGCTAGGTGTGCGCTTAGGTTTATTAAGACCACTAAGACCATACTTCTTTAGTTTCTTCTTGTCAGATTCAGAAAGACTCATTTCGTTTTCTTCCTACGAAGTGGTTTGACTCTCTTAGGTTTACCGGCTGGTTGACCAAGACGCTTCTTCTCAGCAACTTTCTTTCTTTTTTCTGCCGCGCTCATCTCCCCAGATGTCTTTGGGGTTTTACTAGACACACGCTTGGTTGGCCTACAGTAAGGCGTACCTCTCTTCTCGCCTTCACCTCGACCACAAGCTTTGCCGGTACGAACGTCCTTCCATTCTTCCTTGAACCAACGCTTTAAGGCAGCGCCTTTCTTGGTCTTACGAACTGCCACGAGAACTATTTCCCCAGTTAGCAGCACCAACCTTTCGGCACTTAGCTATTGCGCCAGACGCATAAGCAGACGGAAACACCTTATACCTAGCTTTTACCTTTCGGTAGCAGGCATCCTTGGTGCTTCCGCCTTCATTAAACTTAGCGACTTTGCCGCCTTTGTAATACCTTCTCATGTTATGAGTAAGTCTTTACTAAGGTCAAAACAATAGTATAGGCATCTCCAGAAGCAGCGCCATTAGTTGTGAAGACTATGTCTCCATTCTTACCTGTGCCTGCGTTATTTGGGATACCAGTAAAGCCAGAAAAATCTAACTCATCAGAATAGTTCTCTGGCAAGTAAGCGATCAAAGTATTAGCCGTAGCCTTGAAATCAATTCTAACGCTCATGCCGAACGTAACGTATTGAATCTTAGATACTACAACCCCGGTACAAGCTTTGCCTGTTTGGGGTTCGTCATTAAGAGCGGAAACATCAACCTTGACAACGCCTGATTCACCAGTGCCATCACTAACATTAGTGAATTTCATGACGGCAGTTCTTGCTCCGTCCTGAATAGTTTGGCTGGTTACAGTATCTGCCATCTACTTTCTCCTAATAAAGGGCGGGTCACCCCGCCCGATTATTATGCAAGGTTGTTGTTCTGGATGTACTTAACGGTAATGTAGCCACGACCAGTAGTTCCCGCGCTGGTCTTGGTAAAAATCGTTACGTCACTAGTACCAACATCTAACCAAGCGTCAGTGTCAGTGATAGTTCCAGTAGATCCCTGCTTGATTACATTTGCGCCAGTAGTCAGCGCCAAAGCAGTGAACAACTCAGTGGAGGTTGCAGATGTGCCAACGCTAAGATTCTGTGATCCACCATTACACGCGGTATTGATGTACATAGTAATCTCAGTGATTTGGCTATTTGCAGGGACAATAATCCCAGTGGATGCGGCTGCTGTAGCTTGAGACCACGCTGCGGTCTGAGCCATCTCAACAAAGCCAACATTGGCGGAAGCGCCATCGCGGATAGTTCCAGCCTTAATAGGGCCAGAGAAAGTGGTAGTAGCCATATGAGTCTCCTGTCTTGGCTAGGTCTGCTTTCGCAGTCAGGAAAAAACTAGGGGGTAGAAACCTACCCCCCAGCAAGGTAGCTCAGTACAACTTACGAAGTACCGGGGGAGCCGTAGATGCCCAAAGGATCAGAGACACCGAAAGAATAACGCTCACGCGCCTTGTAGCGCACGTTACCAGTATCGAAGTCGCCGTCCATTGAAGTCTCAAGCGCAGTACGCTCGAAGTGCTTCATGCCATTCGGAACATCGGTAATGATGAAGAAAGCATTGCTGTCAGTCAGATAGTGATTGACGCTGTAGCCTTCTGGGATCGAACCGTTGTTACGAAGTGCGTTGATGTCGTTATCGGCAGTACCGACTCGACCCTCTGTTTCCAGCAGGCGAGTAGCAACAAACATCAGTGCGGGCGGAACAATCAGGCGACGAGGACGCGCAGCAATCAGAAGACCTCGCTCATCAGTGTACGCAGCAATGTTAATCACAGCGTCCTCAAGAGAGACTTCGTTCAGGTCAGCCGCAACGGTAGGACGGTTGGAGTTAGTTCCACCGTTTACCAGCGGGTGAGCTGTATTGAACAGCGTTACACCGTCACCAGATTGGTAAGTGTTGAAGCCATCGTTAAGAGGGTTAGCCGCCTTAACTTGCTTCGTGTAAGCCATACCTCGGGCCAGAGCTTTGGTATAACGAGCAGACAGAGAGTCATAGAGGTTATCCTCCATAGCTTCTTCTGTGATGCTGAATCCCATCGCAATGGTCTCGTGGTTGTAACGGGCAGTGAAAGATTCTTGTGCGGAATCATAAGAGATTGCGCTACCTTCAGCTTTCACAGGAGCCGCGCCGAAACCACTCAGCTTGACTTCTTCTTCAAACGAACGCTCAGATGACTCACTGTCGTAAATCATTGTGTGTTCGTCTTCGTACTTTTCGTACTCCAAACCAAATAGAGCATTAAGCCCCGGCAGGAGTTCCTTTAGCATTTGCGCTCTAGAGATAGCCATTTGCTAAACCTCCTTATGTGCCAGTGCCGGTAGACTGTCTATACTGATGATCACCGAAGTTAAAGAAAACCAAGGCGTCAGTAAAGGCATCACCTACTGCACTATCTGGGCCATCAACAAATTCTACAATTCTCAGAGGAAGAGTAGCAGTTGTTGCGGCGGTTGAACCATCCAAAGCATTTTTGCTTCGACCAATATCAGTTGAGCCAGCAGTCTGGACTACACCAATGTTGTTACCAAGATCGGTCTGAGCCAAAGACTCATCACTCTGCATCCTGAAAACAGCATCTGGGTCATCAATAACATACCCAACTGCGTCAGAGGCCACTGTACCACTGGGCCACATTTGAGAAAAAGTTTTCTGCTTAGTGTTGGGATCTGTGTAAGCACAGCCCATAAATACACCAACAGGAGTTAAAGTAGCAGTGCCTGTGTCTTTCTCAATAACACCAGCAGCTACCATTTTTACAAAGTCGCCATAAAAGATATTAGTAGCATAACCACTAGCTATCTTAATATGCCGAACCTTGCCGGAGAAAGAACCGCTGGCAGACAAAGTGCCAACTGGTTCCGCTCCCATAGGGGTTGCGGTTGCAGCCATCGATAATCACCTCGATTGTTTAAGGCCGAACCTAATGGAATCAGCCTTTACCAAATTGAGTCCTCGTGGTGCGATCTGGTTTTAACAGAGGCATACGAGGATCGTTTTCTCTCATGAAACTATTGTCCACAGACTCCATCTGAGATGACGCCATCTGCTGGTAGTAAGCCGCCCTTTTGTCCATCTCCTCTTTCGGAGCCTTACAAAGGAGCAAGCCACCAACTTCGATGTTGCCCTCAAATCGTGAGTTGATATCAGACATGACTTGCATCTCTGGATGATCACTAGCCTTAACTGGAACCCAGCCCTCTCTCATCTTCTGAGATACGTTAGTATTATCCGATTGTCCCAGAACGCTTGTGCGTATCCATCTGAATACCCAACCGTCTTTCGGTGCAGGAACTGGTAATACTGAAGCTGGAGTCCAAGCATCGGACTTTCTAGTTTCATGCTCTCTGCTCTCTTCAGAGCGTGGTGTGCGCTGTTCAGCCATTATTTACCCCTTCATGAGTTGTCTGGCGTATTGCTCGTTAGTGAGTCCAAGGCGCTTTGCGAGGGCGACTTGACTAGGAGATAGCTCTACTGTGCGTGGTTTTGCGCCATTATTTCTATTGGCTGGGGCCACCACGTTTGCCCTACTTGGTGCAGATGGAGCTTCGCTCCCAGAACGAGCATCTTCACCAAAGTATTCAGGAAACTTCTGACGCATCGTTGCGTCAATCCTATTGTAGTACTCATCGCTGTTAGGATCTAACCTTTCGTCGCGTATCAGTTTTTCATGAACGCCATACGCCAAGGCAGTCATATCCTTGTGATCATCATGCATGAACCAAGGATTGTTTTCCTTCCAGCTAATTTGCTTTTGAGAAAGCTGCTGAGGCTCTGGGGCTGGCTGTTGAACTGGTTGCTGAGGCTGATACTTAGCCTGAGCTTCCCTAGCCTTTTGAGCAAACTGCCTGCCCTGTTCCTTCTTCTCAACTTCCTTAAGCTCATAGTGAGCAAGATTCATAGCTTCTTGAGTGGCTAATATCTTTTCAGTATCGCCTTCCTCATAAGCCGTCTTATAGTTCTGCTT